ATTCAATGGAGTTGATTTGAGCAGAAGCGAGTCTGTTATAGACATAGTTAAAAAACTTACCGAAAGATTGAATGGTATAAACCTTGGTGAAACTAATACTGGATTATTCGGAATGGTTAAGAAGACCGATATGGAGGTTCTGTCTAACAATTTAGAGGCTCTTGGCACTGGTTTAAAAGGTTTCTCAGAAAGTGCTAAAGACATAGATGAAGAAGGTCTCAATAAATTCAAAATGGCTATAACCGCTCTTGGAAAATTAAAGGACATTAAAGAAATGTCCGATATTTTCCCTAATGTTGCAACAGATATTATTCATTTATCTGTAAGTATTGAAAATTTAATGGGCGATATTAGACAAGCATTTGCTGGAACACAGAGTAACATCAGCCTTTTAGGAAGAGACCTAGTTGTTTCAATCATTCACGGAATGAGAGATTACTTATCTACAGAGCAAGCAGTTACCGAATTAGGTGCCGTTATTGGAATGATAAATTCTGCTCTGAATTCTAATGGCGAAGATGGTTCTAACTTTGTTATAACACCAGTTGTCGATATGACTAATATCGAAGAAGCAGCCGGCGTATATCGAAGCTTATTCGGTAATACTACTATTGGAGCTGCCGGTGCTGGCGGATCAAGTTTGCTTGTTTCCGCACTAGCTCAGTCAATGAGTCATAAAGATGAAGCCGAAATCATTAGAGTCGGATTAGATAATCTTCATAACGATGTGGTTTTAGTTAACGACAATATGTCTACAGCGACTAGTACCGTTGTTTTAGGACTGTCTGATCTACAGACGGAAGTTGCAAACTTGAAGACCGTTTATAAGAGTATAAGCGTCTTATTAGACAGCAATGTATTAGCCGGCAAGCTGGCGCCTAAGATCGATAAGAATTTAGGTTACATTACGGCTAAACTAGAAAGATATTCCAGAGGAAACTCTGGTGGTGGATTAACCAGATAAATAGAAGGGGGATACTATAATCATGTATGCTTTAAAATTTTATATCGGTGACGATGCTACCGGTATTAATACTTATACCGATTGGCATTTAGTACCGCTTTCAAGGCCAGTAGTCAATCCCCCTTCTCCTAAGACGAACATTATTGATATTCCAGGAGCAAACGGTTCAATTGACTTAACCGAATCCTTGAACAATTATGTAGTTTATAACAACAGAAGTGGTAGCTGGGACTTTATGGTATTAAACGATAGAGTTCCAGCTATTACCTGGGACAATTTATATTCAAACATTATGGCCTATCTTCATGGCCAGCATGGAAAAGTATATTTGTTAGAAGATGATTGCTGGGAGAATGAGCAGAATCCGCTTCCTAACGAATACTATTACGAGGGTCGCTTTAGTGTGAACGAATGGAACAGCGGGGATAGATATTCTCGTGTTACCATTTCTTACGACCTGGCGCCTTTCCAATTTAAAAAAGAATCCACTACCGAGTCCAAAATAGCTACGGCAGGTGGAACAAACTATACTTTAACAACTGGTAGAATGCCTGTAATTCCTACTTTTACAGCGTCAGGAAATAGTGATCCGATTGATATTGGATTTAAGGGTAAGCATTTTAGTTTGCCTGTTGGCACCAAAACTTTCCCGGATATAATTTTTGGAACTAATGTAAGCGGAACAGATATTATCAATCTTAAGGGCAGTGGAAACGTTTCAATTTCGTTCCGAGGAGGAAAACTGTAATGTATACAGTTTACGCTGATAATAAGCTTCTTTATCATCCTAGTCTTAGTCATACTGGGTATGATATTTATAACACATCGTTAGTTTGTGAAGACAATAGAGCGGGGCAGTTTCGTTTTACTTTACCAGTTGACAATAATCTATTCAATTCTTTAGAAAAAATGACCTCGGTTATTCAGGTATTCGACGATTCTGAATTGATATTTCAAGGAAGAGTCCTCGACGAAGACCGAGATTTTAATAATAACAAAGTTATAACTTGTGAAAGCGAATTATCGTTTTTATTAGATACCATAATTCGTCCACAAGTTATCGTTAACAAATCTATTGCTGAGTTTTTGACGCTCATGATCACTCAGCATAATTCACAGGTTCCAGAGAGTAAACAATTTACAGTTGGAACCGTGGACGTACTTCCAGACGAAAGATTGTCATTTGAAATGCCTAGCTATGAAGCTACTTATCAAGTGATATTTTCCAATCTTGTTGATGCTTATGGCGGTCACATCGTGGTTCGTTATGCTAACGGAGTTAGATATTTGGACTACATCGAAAGTTATAATAACGTTAATAGCCAGGTAATACGATTTGCAAAGAATATTCTTGATCTTTCACAGTATGTTACTGCAGAAAAGATGATTACAAGGCTTATTCCGTTGGGTGGTACTTATAGCGAACCAAAAAGTAATAGTGAAGTAATACCTGGGACGGTGCTTAGAACCGTAGAAAGTGATGACATTGATCCTAAAAATGGGGCTGCTTCTCCGATTTATCAGTTAGAGCTTAAAGTAGCACTCAACTCGATCAACCAATCAACCAAAAAGTCAAACATTACTGTTACTCTAGGCATTAGAGCAAAAGTAGGAACTGCAAGTTGGAGCGGCTTATCGTCAAGTAAGATGTATGCTAGGATTTTGGTTTCAGACAAATCTAAAAAAACGTCTGGAGTTGCTAGTATAACGTTAAACGATCCTGAGACGTATACTACAATTTGCACTTGGACTGGCGATGTTAAGAATGACAACATCACCATTAAGGGTGAAATAGTTAATAAATATGGTAAGGACTCAAAACCTACATCTACAGGTGTCGGTTCGACGATTGACTTTTACTCAGCAGCTCAGAAAACCGTATATACAACCATTGCATCGGTTAACGACGGAAAAGATTACATTGATGATGCAGATTCTCAGGCTTTATACGGAATCATATGCAGAACTAATGTTTGGTCTGATATTTTGGATCCGGCTTTGCTCATGGCAAAGGCTACCGATTATCTAACTGAAAATGCAAAATTGTCAATAAACATTGATATTAGCGCGATCGATTTAGCTATGCTAGAAACCGATTATACGAAAATTCATGTTGGTGACAGTGTACGGATCGTCTCAACGCCTCACAACGTAGACGATTTCTTTGACTGTAAACGGATTAGCATCGATCTCCAGGATCCGCAGAGCAACATATATAGTTTTGGAAAAGATTCTAAATCACTTACGGCATCAACCGTCAATGGATTTAGTCAAACAGCAGTTATCGGAGATATTCTCGATCAGGTTACTAATGATCTGGATGATACTGATAATTTAGTTGAAAACATTAATGCTGCTGTAGAAGAAATCTACAATAGTTATTCCGATGTCCAGACAAAAGTAAACAATTTGGACGCAGATTATGCTGATATTGAGTTTGCTAATATCGGAACGGCTGCTATAAACAATCTGTTTTCAAATAGCGCTACTATCTCATACTTAGCGGCTAGATATGCAACGATCGAATCTTTGCAGGCAGTTGAGGCCGATATTGATAATTTAGAAACCAACAAGTTGGATGCCGATGCAGCAAATATTACGCAGGCATTCATCGACACATTAAAAGCTGGAACAGCAACTATTACTGGTTTAGATGCTGCTTATGCTACCATTGCTAATTTAAATGCAGCTAATGCTAATATTACTGCATTGCAAACCGGAAAATTAGACGCTGACTTGGCTAATATTACGACAGCAGCAATACAGTCTTTATTTACGAACACTGCGACAATTAATGCGCTGAATGCAGCATATTTGCGTGTGGACGCTACTAATATTACGCAAGCAACAATCGATACATTAAAAGCTGGAACTGCTACAATTGATGGTTTAGATGCTTCTTATGCAGACATTGATTTAGCCAACATTTCTCAAGCAGGTATCGAACGAATGTTCGTTGACACGGCATTGCTAACCAACGTAACAATTGAAGATGGCGTTGTAACAGGCGTACTGAATGGCGTAGAAATTCACGGCGATTTAATTACCGGTGGCACTATAGCAGCAGACAAATTAATTATCCGAGGCGAAGATGGTCTATACTATCAGCTTAACATAACGGGTAGTGAAGTCTCAGCCGAGCACATTAATGAAGAGCAGTACAAGAACAAATTAGATGGTACCGCGATCGTAGCTAAAAGTTTGACTGCTAATCAGATTGCAGCGAATACAATTACCGGTAATGAAATAATGGCTGAATCTATAACGGCTAATGAGCTTTCAAGTGGAGCAGTCACAACCGATAAATTGGCAGCAAATGCAGTAACGGCTAATAAGATTGATGCCGGAGCTATAACATCAGACAAGATAGCAGCAAATGCTATAACGTTCAGTTTGCTTGAGAGTTCTGTCCAGAATGATTTGAATGACGCTAACACACTTGCTCAGCACATTAAAATTGCTAATGGTGAGATAACGATCACTGCTGAAGACGAAAATTCTAATGAAGAATTCAAAATGAGACTGGCTGCTCGTAACTTGCGGTTCATAGAGAACACTAATACATTAACAGCGTGGCTTGCTGGCCGACAAGAAGGTCTTGGTGCAGCAATGATATCTGTTGGACCTCCTGACGAGATTAATGAAGACGGTTCTACCGACGCTAGTAAGATCGATAAACGTTGGCGTATAAGCGTCTCTGATGACGGAACACGTTTTAGAATAAGTAGACATGAGGAGAATGTTGAGTAAGGAGGTTGATATTTATGGCTGATCCATCAAGCAGTGCTTATACTGGTAATACGGCGTTAAGTTCATACATAAGTAATTTCATTTCTCAACATTCTGGCTCATCCTTGCTTTACGCAAGTTACCAGAGTCCGTGGAACCATTACGATTCCTCGGTTTACAAAAAGGGTAAAAGCAATTCAGCATACTATTACTATTGTAACCTGATATTTTTATTGGAACAATCTATACCAGCAAATAGAAGTAGAATAGTATTTCAGCAGATAATGTTCCGAAACGTATCCGGAAACACATTGATGTGGAGCTCAGTATCTGGTCCTAAGGCAATTTTGTATCTTAGAAACCACGCAAATAGTTCTTCAGAATACTCCTACAATGTTGGTTCTGCAATACCGAGATTCCCATTAGAAGGAAAAGTAGCAAAAGATCCTCAGGTTACACATTCATGGGAAACCAATGTCAATCATAACGATAATGGAACATTGGTGTTAGATGTGTATAGTAAATGGGATGCTGATGAGTCAGCAACCGCCACTAACAAGTATTATCCGGTAGATTTCGATTTACCAGTTGACCAGGTAACGCTTCCTACAATACCACGAGCTAGCGAGCTATCGGCGTTGACTAATTTGACAATTGCCAACAAAACAGGGTATATCGGCGGAACGATTACCGCGAAAGCTGATTTCTACCACATATTGAAGTATAAACTGGACAGCGAAACTAATTACACAGAGGCTTTCAGAGGCCAATTAGCTACCGGAACACATAGTTTTAGCAGCTCTTGGATTCCTTATACTAGCATTCTGGCTAAGATGCCAAATGACAAAACTGCTACTCTAAATGTACTTTTAGAGACTTATAGCGATAGCGGATACACATCGTTAACCGGATCAATAATTCAAAATGGGGCTGTTACAATAGATGTTTCGCAGGCAGTATTCAAACCAACCGTTGCTATATCTAATCAGAGGATAAATACTTCTGTTTTGGGATTGATATTAGCTGACGGAAATACTAAAATGCAAGCCCATTATCAGACTACCAAAGATAGTACTGCTGGTTCAGTAACCACTTATTTTGCTATAGAAGGTAATGGAGCTATATCTACCGCTAGCACAACTGCTGTTTCTGGTGATATTGTAACCGATTATCTTCCAGCAAAGTCTCAGAACTATACCTTTAGAATCAGGGCTAATGCTGTGGATAGCAGAGGTATCGATAGTGGTTATGTGTATGGTGAAACGGTAACTGTACTTGGATATAATAAACCATCAATTACTCCGTTATATTATCGTGTTGCGGCAAATGGGTCGGCAACAAAAGATATGGCAGGAGATTGGGCGTACATTAATGTTTTATATTCTTTGGGCAGTAATAGTTCGTATGATGGTGCTAACTATATTTCTACAAGTGATTCAAGACATATTAAAACATATTCGATCTATGAAGCGGATCCAGTAACTGGTAATAGAACACTTATTTCAAGTGGAACATTAAACTTTGGCGAAAACTGGATTCAGCTAGCTGAGGATCAAGATTTAGATTTTTGTATAAGGATCTATGACCAAGTAAGTTATGCCGAAGTTAATCTCAACGTAGCAAAAGCAATCATTACTTTTGAAATAGTGGACGAAGATAGAACAGGTCAGAACACTGGCATGGCTTTCTTTGGCTCTGCTGAGGCTAATAAAATAAAATTCGGGAAGCCGGTTCACGTCAAGTCTGGAAACGTATATTTACCAGTGTATGCATCCGAATTCCATGGCGATCTTAAAGGAAACGCTGACACGGCAACTTTGGCCGATGAAGCCACAAACGCTACTAATGCAACGAATGCTACGAATGCAACCACAGCTTCTAAATTAGGAAGTGCCACTAAAGGAAACGCCAACAAGCCAATATATTTGGATAATGGTTCTCCTGCAGTTGGAAATGAGTTTGTTCCTAAGACAGGTGGAGCATTTTCTGGAGATGTCACAAGCACTGGCTCGATCATTGGTGCCCGTGATATTTTGTGGGAAGGAACAATGCAAGGTGGTAACAATATTAACCTTGATGTAAGTGCCTATAAACAAATTCGAGTATGGCTCCACATGTATGCAATTACTTTCCCAGTCGATGTCGATTTGGACCAGGTACCTCTAAATGATGTTTCTACAAGCTATCCGGATTGGTATTCCAGTTCTAATTCTGGCTCCTATTATGCGAATCGTGCAGAAACATATTATGGTGTTATATTGGTTAATCCAGCAAAAACAACAGTAAGAATACATTATCTAGCATTCTACGTCGGAACTAGCTATAACGCTAGAAATAATAATGCTAGCTATTTTGCTTATCGCATAGAAGGGCTTAGAAGGTAACGATATGAAATATTATTTAATTATTATTCAAAATCAATCCACCCAAGCTATCTATTCTTATGACACAATCAGTGAAGCATTAGTTCGCTTCCATAACGAATTAGCATATAGAGCTGCTGATCGAGTTTCAACGTTTTGTATGATCATTGATCCGTATGGTAATGTCTTAAAGAAAGATATTTGGGAAAAAGAAACCCCGATTGAGGATGAAAAATAATCTATTTTCGATGGAGGTTTTAAAAACATGGTAATAGAGTTAACTATTGAAAACATTTTATTGTTTATGAGTGTTGTTGGAGCAGTAAGTGCGTTCGTAACAACAATCGTAAATTGGGTCGGGAAAATAAGAAAACCAGAAAAGGACCAGAATGACATGTTAAAGAAACATGAGGACAGTATAGCCAAACTGAATACTGATCTGGAAAGTATGGCGGCAAAACAAAAAGATGATATCGAAAAAGTTAATGCCAGGATGACTGATAATGAGAATGAAACAAGGCTTGTTATGAAAGGCATTCTGGCTTTAGTCGATCATTCAATTGACGGAAATAATACGAAGCAATTGAAGAGCATAAAAACCGAATACAGAGACTATCTTGTTTCTAAAAAATAAGGAGGATGCTTATGTACGAGAGTGAAGTAGAGAAGATTAATCTTATTTTAGACAAATCTAGTAAGTACTTTATCCCTTATACCCATGGTGGATATAGTAAGTATACTAACCAGAGGGATGACAAAACACATACCCTTCTTCCAAATTGCACCGGCGGATGCTACGGCTTAGCGATGCAGGTATTTGGAACAACTGATTATAAGAAAATGGGATTACCGGTTGACGATGCAATTAACTGGTACAAACGTGTAGATACTACTATTTGGAATAAGGTACAGTATCCTGTAGCTGGAGCCATTGCTTGTTGGGGTGGCAAAGGAAAAGGTCATGTTGGCTTTGTTAAGCACGTTCCTCGTGACAAAGAAACTGGTAAAGTAAATGGAACTCCTGTTGTTTTAGAGAGCTCATACTATAGTTATGATGGAAAGAACTGGAGAGAAGGAACCCCTTATAGGTACAATTCTGTAACCGGAGCACTTGTTAAAGTTGGATACACATTCCTTGGATACCTTGTACCTAAGTTCGTCGAGCTTGATCCTATTACTCCACCAGCACCGACTTATAAGTATGCTGTTGGTGACAAGATTAGAATCGAAGCAGCTGGAAATTCTAGAGCAGATGGTACCGGTAAGACTAGTTATGGTCTTGGTTACAAGAGATTCGTCTTAGAAATTTCAGAAAATTCAAAATACCCGTATTTGGTTGGCAATAAAAACGGTGTTGCTACTGGATGGTATGCTGAAAATGCTTTGTCTTTATTAGATCACAGCGAACCAGCTCAGACTGAGCTAAAAGTTGGAGATAAAGTAGAGATTATTAAGCATGGCAATGCTCGTAAGGACGGAGAAGGCAAGACTAGTTATGGTCTTGGACTGAAGCGTTATATTCTCAAGATTCACGAAGGTTCTGAATACCCATACCAGATCGGAAACATTTTAAGAATCACAACCGGTTATTACAAGGAAGACGCATTAAAGAAGTTATAGGGGTGATCACATATGTCGATGAATTTGATATTTACCAGAGGTGACACCAAAGCGTTTAAATTTCAGAGAAAAGATGCTAACCATCAGGTAATCACTGAAATAGCAGACGAATTATATTTCACAGTTAAGAAAAGTTGGAAAAAAGAAGAAGCTGTAATTCAAAAGAGTTTAGAAGATATTACTTTTGATTCAGACTACTGGTATCACGTTGTCATATCGTCAGAAGATACTGCAGAATTGCCATACGGAAATTATGTATTCGATATTGAGGTTACTCAGGGAGATTATGTACAGACTATTGGCAAAGGCACGATATCCTTGGAGGAGGAAGCAACATGGCAACAGAACAAGAATCAAGGTTAATCGTCGAGGGAGAAGAAGTATTATCTAATATTGCAAATGAAAACAATGAAACAATTTTAAGTGATATTTCTGAGGACAATGCCGAATCAGTTTTAACGATCGAAAGTGAAAACGAGGAAGTACTGACTGATATTTTGGAAGACGATGAGGAAGTATTATCAGACATTTCCCCCGAAGATGATGAATTAACATTAACTGATATTTTTGAAGATAGTGAAGAGTCTGGAATATCTCTTGCCAGTGAACCAATTGTTATGGCATCAAGTGACTATGAACAACTCATTAACAAACCAAGCATTAATGGCAACGTATTAGAAGGTGACTTAACAACTGAAGACCTTGGATTAGATATTCCAGAGAATACCTCTGATTTGAACAACGATGGTGATGGAACCTCTCCTTTTGCCACTAGAGAGTACGTAAACACACGTGGATTTATTAACGAATTAGTTCACGATTTAGGCGATTTTTCGCTTGAAGATTATGATTGGGAAATTGGCATATACCTCGACAGTATTGGCTTGGTAAATGACGGCTTTTATAAGGCTCACGAAACAGAAGACGACTGCGAATATTACTTCATAGTGGAGCGCGCTGGCGATACTGTATATCAAGAATACTGGTACAGTGGTGATGATAGCACCTACCGTAGTATACGCAGTGGTACATATAATGGCGAAAGTTGGGAATACACTGACTGGGACAGCATAATGAACGCTAACAACGCCTACGATGTGTTCGCCTATAAAAACCACAGCCATTACATCGAAGAAACTGTAAATTACCAAAACATACTGGCTTACTTCGATAGTTTTAACATCAACAAAAAAGTCGGCGATTACAAAATCGTGAACAGCAATGGCAGAAACGTGTACTATCTATCATTTGATTACCGTTATGTAAGCGGTCTAAGCGGCGGTTATCGTCTATATCAAGAGTACGTAACCAATGCTGACGAATACATACACATAAGGTTCGGCACACGCAACGGCAGTAACATTACGTGGGGCGGTTGGAGAAGTTATCCAAACGAAAACATCATCAACGACAACTACTACACGATGGACTACATAGACGACAACTATTACACTCGTGAAGAAGTTGATGATTTAATCAGCGGCGGTGGCGGCGGTGGTGGCCTGATTGAAACTACTTGGGCAAACTTGGTAGAACTGCGAGATAATGCAGAACTGGTAAAAGGCGCATTTTACCGCATTACTGATTACAACTTTGTTACCACGAAACTCGGCATCCAAAGTGGAAACCACCAGTTCGACATCGTACTGCTGGCCATAAGTGAAAGTATGTTAAGTGAAAGCGGTTATGCCTGCAGACACGAAGGCGACCACTACTTCGAACGAGAAGTCACCGAAGGCGGTATAGAGTGGCTATATACTCTATATGCCGATGACTATGGAGAAAACTATGGTACCGAGCCTATTGACCACGCCGATGATATTCATTCAACAGACGTATTCTGTGATAGCGGTGTAATGACACACCCAGTCACTGGCGAGGATGTTCCTGTTCTTTACAAGACTGACAGCGAAGAATATACCATCAATGAACCTGATTACGATGATGTTTATTTCTATGCAGGCGTTTATGATTTCGATGGCGACGACTACGATATGTGGGCGAAGTATGAGCGTGACCCCGATACAGACGATTGGGTGTTTATGCAACAGTACGCTCTTACGCCATTGGTTGTCGAAGACGGTGAGTTGATAGTATCGCCAATACCAACCACTAAGACAGTACCAGTCAATATGAACGCTTGGGAGTTAAAGTATTGCCTAGACAATGACAAGGAATTGTTTGACTGGGCAGCGACAGACGGTAAGGGCGTTATTTATTGGCTAAAAGACGAGTTCGGTAACGAGGCTCCGTATGATTTTAAGAACGTTATGTTTCAACGTAAGAATATTACGGCTGTTTCTAATAACGTTCTATCGGTTTTCATCCAGCCAGGCGATAACAGCCACATAGGTCTTCCTGACAATTATGGTATAACGTGTGGTAATAACAATTATTATTATTACACTTTTGATACGCCTTATAATGCTGGGAACGACTCGTCACTATTTGGTGACTCTGCCTACAATACAATCAAGCCACACATAGTTGATGGGAAGAGACTTATCAACAACATCGTTCTTGGCTTCGCCAATAATAACAACATCGGAAACGGCTGTTATGATATAACGATATGGGGAAACGTAACAGAAAATAATTTGGAGTACGGTTGCTGGAACTTATTAATCGTTTCAATGTCACAGTCAATTATGGCGTATACAAGGTCTTCTACATTCTTTTCGATAGGAACGGTAACTTTTGATAACGGTTGTTCTCAGAACATAGGCAGTATGCTAATGAACTCCACTTTAGGTGAGTCGTGTTATGGTAATAACTTAGGTTCTGGAAACTCTGGTATACAAATGGGTGCCAACTGTTCGAACAACACTTTCGGAAACTATTGTATTAGCGATGTGTTAGAAATTGGGGTGAGCAATTGCAGGCTCGGAAACTATTGCTCCTACAATAACTTCGGGATTACCGCACAGTACATAACGCTCCCTAACTTTGTTCGCCACTGCAATTTTGAAGCGAATGTCAGCAGAGTTACGTTGACAACAACAGGTGGCGGATATTACAATTATCTCCAGTATGTGACCGTATGCAGAGGTGTGTCAAATCTATCGGCCGCACCAAACAGAAACCAATCCTATGAGCAAATCTATTACAAAACCGGAAGAGTCGAAACGGCGGTTTAAGGTCGGTTCTCAAGCATTCTTTTCTCAATATCCAGATTTTATTCCTGGCGATATAGACGAAGTTGAGTTTGAAGAACAGCCAAAGCTGTATAAGAACGTTATGCAGTTCCGTAAAATGGATAGATCAAGATGTCTATTCAAGTGGCGAAAGATGTCTGCTGATGAGTTTGTGGAATACACATTGCACAGCAAGTTACCAATGGAGTTGGGGAAGTTCCTCGTTCCAGAGGTGGCCGAATACCTGGAGTTTACAATTGAGCATTTAAAAAAGCTTGAGCCAGTTGTTGAACGACTGGATAAAAAGCATGAATATGAGAAAACTATCTTTTACGCGTATATTCAAAATAACGCTTTTTTTCTTACTGATGAACAACGTCGTAAGGCATATTTTGAATACAGAACGTATAAAGATAGTGTCCAATAAGAAAAGAGGTAATTTTTTATGGAAGAATTAATTCAGAATTATGTAGTAGTAGCTATTATGGTAGCTGTTTACTTAGTATGCTTCATTTTAAAGAAATTCCTGAAAGACAACAGCAAATGGATCCCTCTGATCGCTGGTCTGCTTGGTATCGGCTTTAACGCATGGGTTAACCATGGTTTTAGCTTTGATATTTTCTTAAACGGTCTGGCATCTGGCTTAGCCGCAACTGGTTTAGATCAGCTGTATAAACAGACCACTGGATATTACGACAAAGAAGAATCCGCTGAGTAATTAAAACTCGGCATTTGCAGGTATGATTCTAGGTATGAATCCTGTGAAAGAGTATGCAAAAGAAATCCCTCAAGTGATATACTTTTTCTTCCAATTAAAGCTTTTTGATACATATTTCACAGGATTCAACCTAAAATGTTATTTTTTAAATGGACACTTAAATCTAGCTGGTTTAAGTTGTTCCAGAATTCGCGATACAAATCTGGACTTAATTTTTTTCCACTTTTACGTCGCCTAGAGCGATACGAAACGAACTTAAGCAACTTGATATTTAGCTTGTGAAAAATTTCGCATTTTTAACAACTTCTATTATGAAGAGAGCATAAAAATAGGAGGGTTTTAGAAATGCCAGAAAATAATAATGCTAAATACTTCGTTATAGTGAATCCTTATTTCACTGAGGATGATGAAAAGAAAAGAATTTTACAGGCACTGAATGAAGATGCAGTTGCCAAATTGGTATCTGATGATACCATCGCAGTGACCTATGTTGGTGGGGACTTAGGTCAGAACATTATTGATATTCTCACATCGCAGGGCATTATTGCAGCCTTGTAAGGTTTTCGGTACGTTACAGAAACGTACCTTTATTTTTTCGCATAATTTATACATCATATAATGGAGGCGATACATATGTTAGGTATTATGGAAGGACTTATAGCTGGTGTCATGATTGGCACATGGCGTATTTGGTTTTACATGAGACATCATAACAATTGATGCCTTTTTATTTTTTCGCAAAAATATGTTGTTGTAATATGGGGACTTATACCTAAAATGTTAACCCCTCCACTATAGGACCATTCATAATTTGGTCCTTTAGTTTTTTCACTAGGTGTCATAGCTTTAGTGATATTATGTTAGCAAGTTTATTACGCTCTATTATGGGAGGAGTTAATAAACTATGTTTGAAATTGTTAAATTTGATGGAGACGTTAACTATATCTTAGGAGTAGAGGATAGCTACGAAGAGGCTATGGAT